ATGTGCTAGAGGTTTGGCTGCAGCTAAAGGTAAATTTAAAATCTTTCCCTCGGCTTATAGTAATGGTTATGGGGTCCAAGTATGTAAAGGGACTAAACCAGGTCTTGATGGAAAGAAAAAATGTTCATCACCATATTGTTAGAACCATATCGTTAATGTTATATTAAAAGGAAATAATTTTTTTTGTTTTTTTTTGCATGTCCGTATATTTATTACTATGGATACACAAAAAATATGTAAAATATGTGGAGTTAGTAAAAATAAAAACGAATTTTATTCTTCACAACGAACGCTAAAATGTATTGTTTGTTCCTTAGAAATAGGTAGATTAGGTAAGAAAAAAAAGAGAGAAAACTTAGAATACAGAAAATCTGAAGGAATTAAACAAAAAGAAAGACGGGTTAGGCTATGGCAAAACACATTAATACATGATTCTAAACATAGAAAAATTAAACATACCCTAACAGTTGATGATATTAATGAAATGTTTGATAACCAAGAAGGTTTATGTTATTGGTTCAATGTCCCATTGATTCCTTCAAATTATTCAAAACATCCACAACAACCTTCCTTAGATAGATTAGACAGGAATAAGGGATATACAAAAGATAACGTAGTGTTAACTTGTTATTCTGCAAATATTGGTAGAAATGAAAATGACGTTGAAACTTGGCAGAATTTTATTTCTTTGTTATTTAAAAATTAATGAAACGCTTTAAGAGATTCTATTATAATGTTCTCTTAAAGCGTTTTTTATTGATTCTCTAAGAGATTCATTTTTTGGCTCGTAATGAGTCATTTTTGGTTTGTTACCAGTACCACTTTTTGAGTGTGTTTTTTCAGCTTTTCTTTTTTGTTGACATGCAGCTTTCTTTTGAGAATCACTCATTTTACTTGCAACACCTGCCGCACGACATTTAGGATATCCCTTATCACTTGCTTCAGGTCTACCACATGGAGGATGACCACCACCTTCTTTTTTACGACAAATATTAACCCAAGGTCCTTTAGGTTGTGAACTACCTTTTGGTTTTTTCTTAGTCCCAAACCAAACTGCCAAATCCTCTTTAAGAAATCCAACTGCTTTATCTATCACATCTTTAGGATTTTCAATATCACCAATACTACTACCTTCATCATCATTTTGGTCGGTATAAAATTGTTTTAAGTACGTATCAACTCTTGACAACAATTCAGTTTCTTTTTCCATCTTTTCTCTTTTTTCAGGTGATTCTTTGAAGTCCCCATCGGCCTCTTCATATGCTAATTCTGCATTAGTGTATCGATAAACAGGAATATTAAATGGTCCTAATTGGTCTTCAGTCCACTCCTGAGGTGCTAAAACAATTGGTACTTTAAAATGACCCGCACTTCCAGACCCTGTTGCTTCACTAATTCTTTTATTTTTCATATTATTATAAATATAACAATAACACATTATGGAACAAGAAAAACAACCATTAGGATTACTTTTTAATAGTGTTGTATATTATAAACCTGAAGACATTGAGCTGATAGTTGACAACTTAAATTTTGACCAGGCTTTTTATATGTTAATACAGGCATTAGAATACGCTCATCAACATAGTGTATATTCTCTTCAAGAGGCCGAATTAATTTCCAAATCAATTAGAATATTAAATTCAACAAAAACTGAATCATAAAATTTTATTTGATTTAATAATATTTTCACTACCCCACATAGGTTGAAGATTATTTAACTCCCAACACCTCATAAACTCATCATCACCCACCTCACGAAAATTAAATGATGTAATGGGTAATCTGTGGTCAACATGCCATTCACCGTAATTATCCCACTCCATACCTTCTGTAAATTGATTCTCCAAATGAATCGCCAACTCCTCAGGAGAATATTTTAATATATCAAAGTAATGACCATACTTATTCATATTATTTTCTTTTAATACCGTATAAATAGCTGTCCTGAAATTAGCTATAAGCTTATAGGTGGGGTCATTGTGTTTACGGTTTCTTTCATAGTTACGTTTAACTTCACGAATTTTACCTATATTTTTTTCTCGGTATTCTTTAAGATATTCTTTACGATTGTTTTTATTTTGACTATTCCATGTTTTAACATACTCGTTAACTCTTTCTTTATTTTTTTCTCTCCATTTTTTATCGGCAATTTTTTTACCGCCAATATTTCGTCTACCTGACGGACCTAATTTAACTCCATTTTCTTTAAGTATTCTTAACACTTGTTGTTTATTTAATCCTATTTTTTCCGAAATTGTTTGACTCCCAATTAAATCCTCATTATACATTTTAAGGATATCATCTATTTCTTTTTGTGATGGGATATATTTTTTCATAATTATAAATATACAACATTCATCCGAAAAATCTATAGTATTTACAATAAATAAAAAAAAGGGACAATTTCTTGTCCCTTTAGTGTTATTCTTCAAGATTTTGATTATCTCAATTCTCTTAAATCGAATGTTCTAACACCATCTACGGTAATCCTACCATAAAAGCGGTTATTTACCATTTTTTTCGCGTATCTAGTCATGATACCCTTAATCGGTGTAAAGTTAAACGGATTGTACATTGTTGGTGTTAATTGTAATGGTACGTACGGTGCGTAGATGTAACCAGTATCTAATAAAGATGTACCTTTGTGACCCATTAACACTTGGTTAGCAGGGAAGTAAGGGTCTCTATAAACTTGGTAACGACCAGCTAAAGTACCTACTCTTTCAATACCCATGTTGTATTGGTCTTGCTCAGGAGCTGCGTTTGATACGTGGAAGTACTCCAAGTCATCAAAGATAGCACTGATTTCAGAAGAAACAACAATCCAGTTAGCTCCACCTCTTAAAGTAGACTTGTGGATTTGAGCTGAAATTTGGTTGATAGCTGTAATCAAAGTTTGATTCCAGTCTTTTTGAGTGTAAGGTACTGCACTACTGCCCAATCTCTTCCATCCATTGTAATCCCAACGTAAGTTCCAAGCAGCTCCTTTACGTAAATCTCTTAAGATTTCACGGTCAATTTCAGCAGCAACTTGCTCAGATAATAAAGCGGTTAATTCAGCCTCAGCATCAATGTTGTGGAATGCTGCAACGTCTTGAGCCATTTCTGGAGACCATTGAGCTCTTAATTTTCTCTCAGTTACAGAAACTGTTACTGACATTAAATCAAATGAAACCTCACCAATTTTATCTTCAAATTCTAAGTTCTTATAAATTCTATAAGTTGCAGTGAACGCATTGTCAGTAGCAGTAGAAGAAGAGAATGTAGAACCTGTGTAACCGTCCATTGAACCACCACAAGTAATACAAACAGGTACTTGTAAATCAACCTCTAAGTAAATTTTACCTTGAGCATCACATAAGTTGTCGTATTGACCACCGTCAGTTTTACTGTTAGGGAAAATTAAAGTTGAGTTGTTGTTACCGTATTGTACTATACCTTTACCATATCTTTGAGTTACAACTCTAAATAAGTAAGCGTTAGAAGTGTTTGCAGAAGTTGTTGTGTTACCAGCAGCTCCGTAAACAGTTAAATCAGATAAGAAAGCTTCGTTATCCATTGGTTGACCATCTGGACCGATTAATTTACCCGCTCCATCAGATGCGAAACCTGACATAACGATAAGTACTTTTCTGTAATCAGATAAAGTATAAGCAGAAGGAACTAATTGGTCAGCTAACCATGCTACAGTAGCAACATTTGCTGTGATAGCAGAATATTGTCCTTTAGAATAGTCAAATAAACCTGGTGGGTCTAAAGCTGGTTCGTTACCTTCATAGAATCTATCGTAAAGGTCTTTAGTGTTGTTATAGTCATAACCACTATTTGGAGTTTGGTCCGTGTTAGCGTTTGGTGAACCATAAGGTGCGTAGTGTGCTCCACTGTTTGCGTTAGAATACGCTGGGTCATACGACTGAATGTTTGGTACAAAGTAGAATAATTTACCGATAGGTAAGTTCATAGCTTGTACTGAAACGATATCATTCGCTAATAATTTAGAGAATACACGTCTAACAATTGGGAAAACAACTGTTTCAAATGCACCTGTATCAGATGTAGATGATGCTTCGTTAATTAAATACGATGCTTGGTTTTCATATAATTGTGCAACGTTTTCTCTCATGTGACCTTTAAGACCCTCTAAGAATCCTAATTTGTCCCATTTACTAATTGTGTCTTCTTTGATAACTTTAAGGTGTTTTAATCCGATGTTACCTACAAGACCTGAATCTAATAATGCTCCCATTTTTAGTATAGTTTGTTTTTAAGTTTTATTTTAATTTATTTGTTACTTTATCGTAACTTACTCATTAAGTCCTTCATTCTCATGAATTGAGGGTTCTCATAAGTTTTAGATTCAATTAAAGTCGTAGATGAACTTGTAGAAACTGTGTTATTAATTTTTTGTCCTACTGACTCATTTATTGATTTTGAATCCACTTTAGTTAATTCTTCTTTGATTGATTTATAAAGACCTTTAGATTCTTTAAGTGTATCAACATCGTCAAATCTTCTAAGAATATTAATTTTTTCTTTTTTTGTTGTAGAGTGTTCAGTAAACAATCTTGTTGCGTAAGCTAAATTTGAATTGAATATTGCCACTTCAGTTAGTTTTTCTCTAAAAACATTTAAAGCTTTTCTATACTCTTCATTTTTATCTCTTAACATAGAAACTTCCGCTTCTAAAGATTCAACAGTTACACCATTATTACCATAAACATAATTTCTGTTGTTTGTAATACCTTTTCTTAATCCTCTACCTTCTTTGGAACCCATACCATAAGTTCTAGCAGCTTCTTTGGTTTCTCTTTTTTCAAAACCTGCGTCATCTCTACGAGCTTTAGTAGTTTTTAAGTCTTTTGAAGCAATTTTACCATGCTTCATTGCCAACTTTTCATCTTCTTTGTCATCGTATCCTTGACCTTCTTTTGTTTCTGCTTTAACAACTTTAGATTTACCTTCCATGTTAGCACCTTTCTTGTATTCAAATTTAGCTTTACCAGTACCAACTGATTTTGGACCTTGTTTTTTGTCCTCATCAAATCCTCCTTTTGCCTTATTGTCATAAGAGAATTTTGGTCCTTTACCAATTCCAACACCTTTAGGTTTAACTGAAGATTTAGATTCATTAGTGAAGTATTCTTCATCTAAATCCTCTTCTTCGGACATGTTTTCTTCATCGTACATTTCTTCGTCCATTTCTTCATCTAATTCTTCTTCTTCATCTTCGTCTAATGAAATTTCATAAACAACTTCTTCTTCGTCGTCTTCTTGTTCTTCCATTTCGTACTCTAAGTCAGAAGAATCTACATCTGAAGTATTGCCATCAAAAATAGCTGCAATAACATCATCAACTGATTCATCAGTTTCATCCATTTCATTCATTGTTTCTTCGTCTTCTTCTGATTCACCAAGTTTAACAAGATATTCTACATCGTTATTATCGTCTGATAAATGAATTTCGTTACCATCTTTTTTAACAATGATTCCGTCATCTTCACCCATCGCCTTAAATACTTTTAGAATTTCTTCGTCAGTAGCGTCAGTCAAATCTATTGGACTGTCAGAGTCAATGTTCATGTCCATATCAATGTTCATTCCCATATCGTCATTATCAGCTGCATCTCCTTCATCACCTAATGATGGGATATCAGCATCTATTTCAACCTCATCTTCTTCATCTTCTTGTTCAGATAGAGATTCTTTTACTAATTGATTGATTTCTTCCTTCATTGTTGAAGCAAGTATTCCTTTTGCATTTTCGGCAATAGCCTCTTCAACGTTTTTCATTTGAATGAGTGCCTCTTGAACTAATGATTTATTTTCTTGCATGAAAAATTAATTTTTTTATACCTAATAAATAGTATCAAAATTTAAAAAGTTTATTTTTAGATAGTAATAAATGACCTTTTTTGATATTGGATGTTTACAACTTCTTTATTTGATTGGTTCTGAGCCCAAATAGATGAATTTTCAAATGTATCATAAATGATATTATTTGATGTTTGTGATGTTGTTATGTCTTTTAACACAATTAAATAAAGACCATCTAATGATGTGTTATTTAATATAATGTTATCAACATTTGACAATAAAATTAATTCAATTTCTTTTCCTGTACCTTCAGCGTAAGATAAACAATTAGACCATGATGAACCACTTACAACAAATAATTCTATAGATGAGTCAACATTTTTAAGAGATAGATTAAATAACATATTCTTTGTGTTTACAATAAATATGTCTAAGCAAAAAAAAAGTGGTCAGAGACCACTTTTATAATTATTCAATAACTTCATCAATTTTACTTTCAGATACTGAAGTAATTCTCCAATCGTGTGTAAAACCTTCATACTTTTTTGTGACTTTAGCTTCCACATCTGTCACAGAATAACCTTTAACAAGTTTTTCCTCTCTGATTTTTTTAATCTTTCCTGAATTTTCATCAGGTAAATCATACTGAACTTTTGCAACAAAATATTTTTCTTCCATATTATTAATTTATTTTCCTAAATAATCGTTCAATTTTTTCATTAAGTCAAGAGATTTGTTTGATGATGAAGTATCCATTGATTGTTTCATTCTTTTTTCTTCATCTAAATTTTCTTCATACTTATTTCTATCTTCAGGGTTTGAAAATAAGTATGCTCCAGGTGTTGATGGTGAAGATACCAAATCAAAACAAATTAATTCAAAATCATCTTGTACTTCATTTCTTTCTCCTACTTTTTTTAATGACCCTACTCCTCTTGAAGAAACTCCCATTGTTACTCCTTGTCTCATTAAGTTAGCCGCTTGGTCTCCTTTTGTTGAAACAATTCCACTTTCATGAAATCCTGGTGAAGTTAATAGTTTGAGTTTCCCCATCAATATATTCTTATCCCACCATATATCAGTGATGATATGAGATACTCTGTCTAAATCAATCAATGACGACTCAGGGTGGTTAAGTTCTGATGTTGATAAACCTTTAGAAATCGCCTTTTTATAATTGTCTGCTTCTCTCTTTAAAATTTTTTCAGGG